AAATTTAGTAGTCAATCGTGGGATAACTTCAACAGGTATTGCTCCTGTAGGAACATAAGTGTTCAACACAACAGGACCTATGCCATTTATTAAATTACCAAATCCACTATTTGTGCCTTCTCCAACAATAGCAGTTGGGCTAGCCCAAATTACTAAATGATCCTCGCCTGCTGTTGGTATTCCGGGTTTTAATTCATTTTGGTAATCAAAATAATACCCAGATGGTGGAACAAATTTAATTAAGGATGTTTCAACAATAAATCTAGCATTGTTACTAACAGTAGAACCCACAGGAACAGGGACTCCACTGCTATTTTGAAAATAACCGGTAGTTTCATTTACTATAGTTGTACTTTCATACCAACTATAATTCAAAGATGCCAAATTTGGCCGTGGAAAGTAAGCATAGTAAAATTGTCTAAATGTTGCTTGCAATAATATTGGAGTAATGTCATTCAAAATAACGTTATTAATATCATTGTTAGTTTGAAATGTAAATGTAAATGCCGGAGTATTATTAATATACCATAATGCGCCATCCGCGCCAAATACATTGGTTGATGAATATTTACCGGTAGGATCAACTAAATCCAAATATCTACTGGTACCAATAGAACTACGGTTAAGAGCAGCACTTTTAATAATAGAATTATATTCTGTGAATGGAAAATTAGTATAATCTTCACCATTAACCATGCGATTTTGTGTATAATATCTGGCAGGAGCCCGTTGTTTAATTTGATCAATAGTTTCACGTGGGGCAGCATTGGTTACAGGTGCGGTAATACCACAGGTAAATGTAACTGTTTCAATTTGACCTGTACGACTAACGTATGTAATGGGAATTTGAATAGACTGCATATTTTCTGGATTAATAATGTACTGTAATCCGTTGGATGTGCGAATATAATTACGAAATTGACCGGTTGGTATAGCAGAAAATACATTATCACCAAATACTAATGTAATTTGGTCATTAGTACGACTAGTCACTGAATATACTGTGCGAAGTGTAGGAGTCTGTTGTTGTACAGAAGCGGCATAAATTGAAGGGACTTCTGTCCAAATTTGTTGTACATTACCAAAATTATCAAGTTGATATAACCATACATCTGTATTATTAACACCCTCAACATTGATATCAACTGTGCGATTTGAAATTTGTTCTATTAAGTTGAAATCTTGATTCTGTAATGTTCCTTGCTTGAAATAAAAGAAAAATCCAGTACTACCAGACTGATATCCCAATTGATCATTACGATATAAAATATTAAACTGTCCATTTGGCAACGGAGCCGGTTCATAGATGTAAGTTTCACCGAGTGATGTGGCATTTACCGCTTCAAATGGCATAATGATTCCATTGATGGTTGATGAATATGGTACTACTGGTAAATAGCCAGGAACTAAGTTTATAGTGTATTCTTTTGTATCAATCCCCATGATAACTTGATCGTTACCAGGAGAACCTACATTTTGAGTATCAACTAAAGCAGCATTGAGTATGGTTGTAAATTGTTCTTGCCAGTCAAAATTGCTTGGATCTGCCCAATTAACGGTAATATTTGATAAATTTAGACCATTATAGTCTGTAACATTTTCTGTAGTTTGTATTGAAAATACTTTAAGGTACCCACTGGCTTCTGTGTTACGCCGTGGAGTATAGGAAACCAGATTAGCAAGTTTAATAACACTATCACGACGCTCTGCCGTGTCAATATAGTTTTCACGAGTATTTAAATCTGTACGAAATGCTAATGCCTGCCCCATGAATGCCATTACATCAAGCAACGCAATGAATTCAGAAGATTCAATATAATCATTGAATGTTTCTGGATAGTACTGACGCAAGTAATCTATAAAACTCTTACGCAAAGTTTCAAAATCGTAACTTTGGAAGTCGCCTTCACTATAGGTTTGATAGATTCTTTTCCAATCTTCAACACCAAATAATACGGTTTGTCTTGTAGTCTTCGCCATTATTGTTCCAATATGACATTATTTATAGTATTAATAATGTAGGTATATTATGTTAGACGTAACTTGCGGAACGTGAGCTTTCGTTAAAAAATATAGATAAAATTTGTGCTGTCGTTGTGGCAACAGTTTGTAAATTCAATTCTAATAATATGCCATTGGTTTGTGGATACATAATAACAGTGTTAAGATACAGTCTAGGATCACCGGCAACTACTCGTTGAACTTCATTGTAAATAGCAGTCTGAAGTGCCGGAGTTTGATTTTCAAACAGATAAGTCCATAGAAGTGTGCCGTATCCTGGCCGACCGACTACTTCACCTTGTCTAATACTAAAAGCATTGAGTAAATCTCGTTTTATTAGCTCGTTATCTGTTAATACAAAGCTTTTGTTTTGATTAATAGTTGAAAATCCAATGAATGTTGACATAATATGTATTTACCTATATAATGTTAACTACTCTATTACCAATACCTTGTGCTACTGTTCGTGAGCTAGACAAAATACGTTGAGCTGAATTGATATCAGCTATAATACCCAAACTACCCAATGACGGAAGAGCATACATGGGTGACGCTATGAGGTTTGAACCTATTACACGAGTTACTGCTGCGTCAAGAGTAGATCTATTCACAGTATTACTAAATGCCGCAGCAGGTTGTACTCTGGATATTAATCCACTCAGTGAAAAATTGCTAAAGCTAGAAGCAAATTGTGCTGCCTTGGCAATAGTATTGACCACTGTATTAATTTTAGCGCTTACCTTTGCTAATCCAGGTGGAATTGGAATTAAACTTCCCACCAATGAACCTAAACTCATTAATGTAGGAGTAATACTTTGACCAGAAGCCCAATTAGTGGCTAGTTCTACACCATACCTACTTCCTATTGCCATTAAAGCTCCCACATCTCCGTTAACCGTTGAACCCAATGACGCAGCAATCCCTGCCGATGATCCGCCAAGAAATCCAGTGGATAATCCAGGTAACTGCCCAGTAGATGTATTAAATCCAACTGCTCCTGTAGTCAATGAAGACATACCATAGCTATAAACAGCAATAGCATCTGATCCGAGATTTTCCACTCCAACAGGAACAGTTCCAACTGGATTTATATTTTCATTAAACATTCCGTTAGTTAAAGTTGGGCTTGAAGTAAGTAATGTTACAGCAGAAGCTGATGCCAATGTTCCGTCATTTGTATATACATGACCTGTACTGATGCTGGGAGTTGAAACTTTTGGAATAGGAGGAACGATAGAACCATTGTCAACTAATTGATAATAGCTTTGGTCAAGTAACTGTTCTTGTATTTGATTTTGAATAGCCAAATCTCCCAATATATCATAAACACTAAACACTCCAAACAATCCTGTCCATGGTGTGGGTGAACTCATAAAATCAACAAAATTTGATGGGTTATCTCCGGTAGTTGCATCAAGGGGACAATATAATTGACTCATACCCGGTTTAACTAATCCTGCCTGCTCAAGTTGGTTACAATTAAACCCATATATACCAATTCCGTCAGCTTGAGTAAATGTATTAATATTATTTTGTGTGATATTGGCTAGTTGTGCCATTAATGCTTGAGTTTCTTGGGAAGATAACTGTCCTGCCTGTAATGATATATTAGTTTTACCCGCTGGTGTGCTGGTTATTTGAATGTAAGTTGATTGATTAATTGGATTACTCACAGGAACAGTAGTTAACGTAGGCAATTCAACAACAACTGGCATTCCTGCTATAATAGATAATAGAGTTTTGTCATCAACGCCGGCAGTGCCACGTTGTAATCTAGTTAATCCAAAGTTATTAAAAGCCTGCTGAGGATGTAATAAAGTATCACCTTTATTATATCCAACAAAAGTCCCTGCCGCCACTTGTGAATAAAAAATGTTATCTGCTTGTGCTTGTGTAGTTCCATTCGGAGAATTTAGTTGATACTTTGATCCGGAAGGTAAGGTATAATTGAAAATTGCCATATTAATTTGTCTTAGTTATAGAAGTTCCTGCTGGAATAGTCGGAGCGCTAGGAGGACTTGAGTTTGTACCATCCCCTAGGTTAACATTAACTTGTACTCCTTGATTATGGTAAGGCCATGGCTCGTGGGCAGGAGCTCTAGTAACAATACTTTCAGTTCCCGCTGACTCAACCTTAAATCCAGATGCTGTGTTAAAACTACTGGCAGGCATTGTATATTTTACTAAACCGATAGGAACGGCAACACTTGCTGCTGAACCTGAGTTTAAATCTATTATGCCTGCCTGTAGTGCCAAACTTCCACCACCTTGCCATGCTCCAGATTTGCTGTCAAGAGTCAGTTGTCCGTTACTTTTAACTCCAATTGTTGATTGACTGAACATTAGTAACTCTTCCTTAGTGGCACAAGTGAATTTTCCTTCACTTTGCATTGTAGTGGATACATTACTCATCATGTTAATATTTCCGCCTGCCCAGACATTGAAATCTTTATCTGCGTGAAGATTCATGGTGCCTTCTGTGCGTAAATTGATAGAATTTGTAGTATAAACATCTAGTGTTCCTTCTAATCCAAATTCTAACCATACTTGTCCGTTAGCATGAGCAATATAAAGATTGTTTCCATCATCACTCATTGTAATTTGATGACC